CTCCCTTCTTAGGAACCACCATATTGCTATGGTCAAACCTTGATCATCCAGTATGGTTTACATACTTAGACTACATGAACCTAAAGTTGGTCATACTTGTCACTAACGTGACCAAGTGTTCTAATTTTAGTGTCCATCTCCCACAAAATCAGAGATAAGCATTATTTGTTTATCCGACTGTTGCACGGCTCTTATACCAATCTAGTATAAGCAGTTGTGTAATGCCTTATTATCCCTTTTTACTGGCTATAACGTTATAAAAATAAAAGTTAGGTTTTCCTTTTTGAGCTACAGCATAAAACTGCTTAAATGCTTTCAAAGGTCCATCTACCAATTTATCTGGATTAACGGTACCACCTAGTTTTGCGTCACCTCTTGTTACAAGGCTTAACATTTCCTCAATTCTTTCGACCTGACTGGAAAAATCCACTCAAGTTTCAATAGTTGTTGAATATGTTGGCAAGACAACATTAGTATAACGTTTTTTCATTTTCGGATATTTCACCGGATCTGGAGTTATACGTAAAGTTGTCTTACAACCTTCCCTGATTTTTTCTATGTCTTCTTTAAGACCTAATTTGAGGTTTATAAAGAAAAGACGATATATTAACCAGATAGTTTGTTCTACTTCATCCCTTTCTTTCGAAAGAGATGTAATAGCAAATAGACTGTCTGCACATGGCATTGGCCCATTTGGAACTATAACATTTGGTAGTAAAGCGCAGATTAGCTGTTCAGACAGGGGTTGGATCTTACGATCATCCCAGATATTTAAGTAATTAACCAATTTCTTGAAAACTTCATTTTTAAAGAAGGTTTCTTCGAAATCGACTATTTCCTTAGATGCTCTAGGCAACTCCTTACCTCTTACAATACTACCAATTAATGACTCAATATAACCAAGATTAGTTATTTTAAGTAATGAACTGGCAGTTAACCTTCTTGGAACTCCCTTTGCATCTTTTGCAACGAGAGCTCCAATAAGATCTCTGTAAGACAATTTCCCTGATTTCGCCATCATAGAAAGTAAGGCAACCATTGAATACGATGGGTTACCCTGATTTCAAAATGATTTAGAAAAGATATTCCTAATCCAGCCTCCAAGGTTAGAAGGGATAATATCTTTATTCAAAAGTGAATAAACGATATTAGCTCTTCCTGCCATTGTTGGTTGGGATAAAAACATTTTCCAAGAAATTGGAGATACATTAGTCCCTTTATATCCTGTTACTTTTGCAAATTCAAAAGCAGCAGTCTTAGCAACAACACTTTTAGATAAATTAATAGGAACACCAATACCTTCCATAATAAGAAGATATTGATGTGCTACTGATTCATCAAAAATGTTTATATCGTCACCTAATAGTTCATAATTAGTATATCATGAACCGGGGATGGATTTCCCGGCTCTACGAGCTGCTAACTGAGTTAGAAGGTGATGAGTGACTGCTAGCATCGCCCAAGAAGAAAGTGCTCCCATTGGTTGGCCTACTGCGTATCTAAGTATAGATACACCGGTACCCGGATCCATGGAATTAATTTCTTCAAGTTTTCCGCTAAAGAGATAATAATCTCTGTCGACTAACAATTCCTTCCAAGCATTTGCATAATCTTGCCCTAAAAGGGAAGACAACACAGATACTTGAAGGGAAATTGGAAGTCTGTCTGTTGCAGCTGATAAGTCATAACCAAATGACTGATTGGCGGCCTTCGACTTTTCAAAACATCTTTTCACGGATGCATGTTGGTCAAAAGTACCATCATTTGGTACGGACTTCAGGAAAGAAAACAGGTAATCATGCAATGGCTTCAATGCGGACTGAGTCCAAATATCAACCATTGCAAAGACCCTTATCTTCCCCGCTGCCTCCTTTTTGGTTTGTAATTGCCCTATAGGACTGATTCAGCTAGAAGAGCTGAACATCTTTCCTATATTCTCAATGGTACGTAGACCCTCTCATTTGTAAAAACGAGATGATCTAGTCCATTGGTAGAGTTTTCCAAAACCGACTTTAAGAATCAAGAGATTTATTAGTTTGATTAAATCTAATAAAGGACTTGGTCCTGAAGCCATTAAAATCTTCATAAGAGGTTTATCAAGACCTTTCATCCCTAAGGATAAATAGTCATGAATATAACCACCCCATGAGACTTTAAAAGAAGGAGAGCTAGTTTCTAATAGCAAGAATTTACCAGGTCTAAGAGCCTTCGGAGCAAATCCCTTAAAACTAAGTGATAAAACACCTAGTTCCATAGAGACACGCTCTAAGTACTCGCTAGATCCAGTAAATGAATCCACAATTGTAGATAACTTAAGTGATCCCTCAACATCTATTATACGATATAAGCTGAAGATAGTATTTCATCAGCGAATAACGGAAACAGATCCTGAACGAATCGCCCTTCTGTCTCCTAACGGAATATACACCGGTAGGCCAGAACGAGTTAATCTAGGATGTGGCAAGGTAGAATCAATATCACGAAGTGATGTGATCCTATCTTTTGCTATTGCCTTTTGCAAGGCCAACTGGCAGGCTTTGAGATATTTAACGACTGTCATCGAACCATGATGTTTATTCATGATAAGAAGATAAGTCCCAAAATTATAAAGCTGGGTCAAACGATTAGTAGACTTTCTAACTGAAGGAATAGCAGTGAAGAGTAATCTTCACCCTAGTCTCTTCAGAAAGACAGGGAATATAACATTCCCAAGAGAGATCAACTTATCTGAGATCATATAGTCGGTGAACGATTTTTTAAGTGAAAAAAACTTTATATTTTTCATTTGAGAATTGTTCTACAACATTGCTCTAATAACGGAGAGTACGTGTTTACTATTTAGATAGAAATAGTCTTCTTAGACTAAGTTTCAAGGGATCAGATTAGTCCCTTCCTACTTCTATCTATCCTCATTAAAGAGAATAGTCTTTACGCCCTCTACGCGTTCAAGCGTGAGGTATGTTACCAACTATAGAGCCAAACAAGTCTGCGCGGTTCCTCTTTCGAGGGACGCCAGACCAATAAGTCCCTAAAGCTCCTATAAGTCATTATCTAGCCACCCCCGATCAAAAGGGTGACGTATAATGAGCACTTATAGTAGAGTTTATTTAAAATCCATGGACTTCGTGCGTTCTGGAACAACTCTCGAAAGAGAGTCCCAGCCACAGTCCATCCCCCTTCCTTAATGAAGGGGCCCAAACCGCTAGGTTTGGCCTTGGATTGTTAAGAAATTAACATTCCATTGTAGCACAAAAAATATTGTGCAAACAAGGGTTTGAGGCTACTCTGTAGCCCGGTTCCCATTGAATATAGAGAAAAACATCTCTGTATT